ACCCTTATTCTCGCAGAATGTTAACAAATCTTTATAATCACGATGATATTCATGATATGACTCTTGTTCCATGTGCATTCTTAACTATGTGGGATTACGATGGAGAGCATCTTAATGTAACTCTTGTGCAGCGTAGCTCAGATTATATACTAGCTGGTAGTGTAAATACTTCTAACTACATTTTACTACAACATATGATTGCTCAGATTGCAGGAATGAAGGTTGGAAAGTTTCATCATTACATCAACAATTTGCACACTTACTCACGTCATTTTGAAGCTGGATATGAATTACTAGATAGATACAGTGATACGTATGACAACTTAGAATTAGAATTACCCAAGCTGATTATTGAGGATTCAATTAAAAACTTCTATGATTTCAAGCCTGAACATTTTACTTTACTTAATTACAAGCCGATGAGTCAGATTAAATTGGAGGTTGCTTTATAAATGGTATATTTATGCAACAAGTAGTATATTTATACAATGATTAATCAAATAATCAACAACGAATAAAAACCTACTTTTATTGGGTAATTGATAAAAATGGAGTACGTAAAATACGGTGTTTTGAGCATGTCGGTTTACAGATAAATAATAAACTATAAATTATTTAAATTCTCTATTGATAAATAATGGTAATTCGTATATAGTAAGTAATGTAGGTTGCTTTTACAAGAATTACCTACATAAGAATAAATATGAAGGAGGTGAGAATAATGTAGCGGATCAAATATTGAGATGGCGTAGAACAATTGCCACTTGAAAACTAAACGAGAAAAAGGAGAATGAAAAGTGAATATTATCGGAATTGACTTAGCAGTTGAAGGAAAAGACTATACAGTTTTAAACTCAAACGTAAATGGAAGGGTAACTAACGTATCAACCTCAGCAGTACAAATCCAAGAAGCGTCTGGCAAGAAGCACGAATATGCAAACTTGGAAGAAGTGTCTGTTGAAGTGGGATCACAAGTTTCAGTGGGAAGCTTAATTGGTATTTTGGATGCAAGTAAAGGACTTCACTATGGTGTTTCTAAGTAAGATTTAATATATTATAAGTAGAAAACTTTGGGTGATGACCGACATCAGAGGAGAAATTAAAATGACAAAAAATCAACTACCAACAAAAAAAGATATTTATGAGGACTACATTAATGAGATTGAAGGCTTAGAGAATGCTATAAGTTCAAAATTATATAGCTGGAAAAAAGAAGAGCGTGAAATTTATTATCTTGAACAGAGAATCCTTGAGCTAGAAGAAACAGCTAAACTATACAAGCCTGATGGCGTTAACGAAAAAGAACTATATCAACCTAAATATCGTCTAGATAATCAATTTAATGCCGTTAGTTTAGCAGACGATGTTTTAAACAAGCCGATTCAAATCCATGTTGAATTAAATAAAAAAGAGACTGAAAATTTGTTGAAATCCGCTAAGTTTATGGAAGATTTATATAAGCATAAGGAAATCATTAATCGCAAACTGACTGAATTAGATAGTGCAGACGCTGAAACCTTGTTCGATAGAGCTAGTGAGTCTGCTGAAAAATTTGGTCAATCAATTAGTAAGGTATTGGAGAATTACATTGAATTTGCAAATAAGCCTAACGTAAACAAAGAAATTATCGAGTCCCTAGAGAAAGCAAGTGAAATGAAAACGAAGCATATTGAAAATTTAGAAGAAGAGAACGAACGACTTCGACTGGAGAATGAAAAGCTAAAGAATCACGCATTGTCAAAACAGTTACAAGAATTCGAAGTTGTAGGCACTACCGAAGTCTTGTTTCGCGAAGGCGAACCTCTTACAGATAGTCATAAAAAGCACATTTTGAGCATTGCTCAATCAATGGATAATAAAATGAAAACCTATAAAACAATTGAGGTAGGAATTTCTAAAGCAACAGAACTTGCGATTGTTAGTGAAAACCCAATGGTTAAGACGCTTTTAAAATATATAGAGCGTATTGAAAATAAATAAATTATAAGTTTTATTTGGTATTAACAATAGGATTAAGGGATGACTTAATCGAGTCGTCCTATTTTTTTAAATATAAAAATGAGAACAAGGGGACTACTAAAATGGAAGATAAGGAATTTGAGTGCGAAGAGGATATTGAGTTTATTGAAAATAATATGAGAAATATTATCTCCTCCATACAAAAAGAAGAAGTCAGTTCAGTTTCTTTAGAGGGTCAGATATATATTGATGAAATGAAAAGATTAGCAAATATAAAACAGTACTGGATAGAATTTTACTCGGATCAAATTAATTATGTTAAAAATTTAGATATTGAAATAGATGCTGAAAGCAAAAGAATATCCGAACTACTAATAAGCCAGCTAGAAAACGAAAACTTTAAAAGGTTGGTTGATATAGCATCGGACACTGAAAATAAAGAACTTTTTATAAAACTGACTAATAAGAAAGGATGAAAATACAATGATTAGCTATATGTTTAGTGAACAATGCTTTGATGGAGAGACATATGAGTTACTACACAAAAAGGAGTTTCATGAAATTGAAGTTAGAAGTCACTACGATGAAGCCAAAAGTATTGCAATGAGAAACCATGAGTCTGGTGATGGATTTTACGACTTAGATACCTTTGATGTTATGGAAGTGTTGGTTGAAGAATTTGGCTACGAACGCAAACCTAATAAAAAGAACAAGTCTGTTTGGATTCATATACAAGACTAACAGAAAATTAGAAACAAATAATCGGAGAACTGATCAGATTAATGTGTAGCTACACCTCCTGACGGGGAGGAAATTGAACTTGGGAAGAAAGAAGACGCATGAAGAGTTTGTGCAAGAAGTGTATAAAATTGATAAATCAGTTATTACATTAGGTAAATACATTAATATCAACACACAGATAGAATTTAAATGCTCTTGTGGAGAAAATTTTTTTAAAACACCAAAATTGATTTTAAGAGATAAAAGTTGTCGTTGTTCAAAATGTAGCATAGATGCTGTAAAGTTGAAGTTAAGAAAAAGTAAAGAGTCGTTCGATTCCGAGTTCAATGAAACAGCGGGAGATGAATATACACTATTAGAGAATTATTTAAACTCAAATACAAATATCAAAATAAGACACAACGTTTGTGGATTTGTTTTTAGTCCAAAGCCAAGTAATTTTATTAACAAAGGGTCAAGGTGTCCTAAGTGCTCAAACTCCTACAACATAAAATTAACAGATGCGGAGTTCAGAAGCAGAGTTGAAACCGAAGTGGGAGAAGAGTATGAAGTTTGCGAAAGCTACATTGATAGCAAAACACCAATCAACATTAAGCACATGATTTGCAATTTCATTTTTAAGCCCAATCCCCATAACTTTCTAGGTGGATCGAGATGTCCTAACTGCTATGGGAATATTAAAAAAACCACTCAAGAATTTACACAAGAGATATATAGCCTAGTTGGAAAAGAATATGAAGTACTTGGAGAATACAATGGGAATAAAACTAAAATTAAAATGAGACACAATAAGTGTGGAACAGTATACTCTCCGTTGCCAAATGGGTTTTTAAGAGGTAGTAGATGTCCTAAATGCAAAGAATCCAAAGGAGAAAATATAATTTCATCTCTGTTATCGACGTTGCATCTGAAATTCAAACCTGAAAAGAAATTTGAAAAATGCATAAGCGAAAAGCGAAGAGGACTACCTTTCGATTTCTTTATAGAAAATGAGATATTAATTGAATACGATGGAGAATATCACTTTAGAAAAGGAAGGTTTAAAAATCATGACAATGAAGACAGGTATAAAAAAGGTGTATCGCGTGACAAAATTAAAAACCAATATTGCATATCCAACAACATCCCGTTAATCAGAATACCTTATTGGGAATTTAACAACATCGAATCAATCCTAGAAAATACATTAATCCACTTTGGACTAATGGAGTCCAATCCAAATTACGACAACAAAAAAGTCCTAGAATACCTAGTTGATGAAAATTGGAATCATGATGAGTATATAGCTAAGTGTCCTAAGAATATAAAAGAACGGGAACAATCTGATTCAATCGCTATTTAATTAATAAACTATAATCATATAAAGGGTGTAATTCATGTCAATAAAACTAATATGTGCTGTAGATTCAAACTGGAGTATCGGTTATAAGAATGAACTACTTTTTAATATCAGTGCTGATCTTCAACGTTTCAAAAGTCTGACCGAGAATCAATTTTGCATATTCGGACGAAATACGTATGAAAGCATTCTGAATTACAACAATGGTAAACCACTATCTAATCGAGTAAATGTAGTCTTGACTCGTAATCGTAAATATGAAGTTTCTCTTGGTGTCTATAAATCTGATTCAGTGGAGCATATTCTTAACCATTATAACAGTGGAAAACAGCATAAGGATATCATGGCTTGTGGAGGAGCTGATGTATACAATCAATTCCTACCACATGCAGACGAAGTATTAATCACATACATTGATGAAGAAGCACCTAAAGCCGATACCTACTTTAATCGTGAGGTATTGGAGAAGGACTTTTATATTGCTGTATCAGAGAAGAATTATTGTGAAAAGAATGATTTGGACTTCTATTATGTAACTTATAAGCGTAAATTAGATTAACAGAATAGATGTAAATAATAAACTATAATTACAAGAGGTGAAATGAATGGCTAAAAGGAAAGAATATACACCAGTAATTGTTAAACGAACATACAATGGACGAATAAATTTAAATGAATTCATCAAGGCATTAATTGTCGAAGAAATTTCTAGAGACAAATAAAGGATGAACTGTTTACACCTATATAGAGTTTACAAAATATCAGTGTGGGATGTATACTATCCTTGCTGATATTTTTTTGAGGAGGATAAAAATGAGAGAAACAATCGAAGCTGAAATAAGCATTAAGAAAGAAAAGACAGCGATATACGCACGTAAATCCACTCTGAAAATAGGACAGAAAGATACAATAGAAAATCAAATAAAGATTTGTAGAAGAAGTGCTAATGAAATGTCATTAGAAATTGTTGATATTAAGACTGATTCTGCTACAGGAACGGATGACAATAATCGTCCAGAAGTTAAAACTTTGATTAGAGATGCTGTTAAGGGTAACTATAGCTGCGTAATTATGAAGGGGATTAGTCGTCTCTATCGTAAAACATCTAAGGGATTAGAACTAATCGAACGTTTAGATCAGAATGGAATAAGATTTGTTTCTGTTGAGGAGCATTTTGATTCATTCGCTCAGGAGAATAGAACAGGTACAGGCAAATTAGATTTATCTAGACTTACAATGTATCTGATGTTCGCTGAGATGGAATCATCAAAACTTGCCGACAGAATCAAGTATACGCAAATTGAAAAGGCTCATGCTGGTGAGTGGAATCATGCAGGAAGTATTCCTTTTGGCTATGATTATGTCGCCAACACTAAAAAACTTGCAGTGAATTATTCAAATGCAGAAACAATAAAATTGATATTCAACTTGTATCTAGATGGATTAGGCATGAAGACAATCGCATTTTATTTAAATGGTGAGAATGAAGATGGTGTAGTTTATCCTTCACCTAAAGGTAAAAGTTGGTCACAGTATACGATAGGATTCATGCTAAAGAATCGTGTATACGTTGGTGATATTGTTTACAACAAACGAAGTAAAAACGCAAGACCATATAAGAATCCAGAATCAATCGGTAAATCAGAAGATGATATCTATATTGGAAATGATTACAATGATGAAGAGAAGTGGATTATTACTGAGGATGCTCATGAAGCCATTATTGAACGTGAAGTATTTAATCGAGCACAACAGATAATTGAGACAAAAGGAATAAGGACAGGCATTAGAAATAATATATCCTTGCTTGCAGGATTAGCTAAATGCGGTAAATGTGAAACAGGCATGACGTTTAAAGCTGGTAGCATAGGTAAAGATGGTAAGCCTAGATCAAAGAGTAAGTATTACTGTTCTGCATACATCAAATATGGCAAAAGATATTGCACATCCCATCACATGCTTTCGGATGTATTTGAAGAATTTATTATTTCAGATTTACAAAGAGAATTTCAAGAGAGGTTAGACTTCGAGGAGTCCACTTCAAATTTAAAAGGTAAGCAAGATAATACATCATCAATTCATATCGACATTAAAAGAGTCGAGAAAGATATACAGATGCTAAGTAGAAAAATGGACACATTATTAGAAAAGAATATAGATGGTGTTATCAATGACACGCAATTTAAAATGCAAAACGACCGTTACTCAACTCAATTGGATTTGCTTACACATCAATTAGAAAAGCTTAGAATTTCACATAAGAAAGTTGGGACAAATCAATCAAATACAGACTACTTGAAACAGAAATATGAGCTTGTTGTTAACATGGAAAGCTTCCCAGTCGAGAGAAAAAGATACCTTCTACATGAACTTATTGATAAGATAACATTAAACGAAGGAAAAATTGAAATTGAATACTCCTTCTAAACGTTGATATATCAGCGTTTTTCTTTTGTTTTAATTTCTTCTACTGTGATATGCAAGGTGTACCTTGTTGCACACAGTAGAAGAATGTTATAGTAGGTAAAACAAGTAATGAAAAGGTGATACATATGAACAAAAGAATGCCAAGTTTATTCAACGGGAAAATTAAGTGTGCTAGATGCAATGGGGCATTTAAGAAGAAAAATGAGAGGGGAACAGTACGCTATATTTGCTCGAATTACGATAATTATTCTAAGTGTATTCGCATTCCAATCCAAGAAGATTTCCTAGTCGAATTAATACAGAAACGATTAAATAGGGAAGTGGATAGGCAGCTAGTTGAGGATTACGTTGAACTCATATTAGTGGAAGAAACTAACCTTGTGGAAATATTTATCAAGGATCAGGAGTCAATTTTGCTCTCTCGTACCCACCTTCGATTTTAATCAATTTAGGGTGACACGACCAATTTTTAACAAATTAACAGGAGGGAGGTTTACTCTTACTCCTACATAAAAATACGCATAAAAGAAAGGGTGACATTTAATCACCCTTTTTGTGTTGTATTTAGTTTAATTTCCACACTCCTTACACTTCAATCCATTCGAATGTTCAGTCTCTTTATTACATACTCCACACCAAGCTTTGAAGGTAACTGTCATCGTATTACCACCCCATTCAGAGTCATTAATCCTGAGAGCAAAGTAGACAATCCTGTTATTCCTATCGAATTTACAATTAATTTCTCCTTCATATTTAATGGTTCGTCTGAACGCATCCAATCTAATCTTTCACCTTTTTGATTTGTTTGAATAACCGTATAGCTTCTTTTCATTCTTCTTCCTCCTTTTAAACTGTTGTGAAGTTTTGATTTATATTTCATCATATTCAACAGTAGTTTAAAAGGTGTTCAAAACTGTTCAAAAGATTAGAGAAAATTTCCTGTGTCTTTGGCTTGTGGTTTATTAGGTAATTGAGGGTGAACGTCTTGTCTAATTTGATTATTCTCATTGAATTTTATTGCCAACATTTCTTTTATCATTCCGCTAAATGAATTAGATGACATAATTGACTTCTTTAATAATTTCATTTGTCGAGGATCAGATTTGTTGAAAGCTACTCCTTGAGTAACATATTTTCCTTTCCCTTTTTTCAGCATTTCT